CCTTTTTCTAAAAAATCTTGTGAATATTCTAAATATATATAGTTGTTATCATTATTGGTAAAATATTTGATTAATTGCTCATATTTATGTAACGTAAAAATATTTTTATTATTTAAGATGTTTGGACTATGAATATATTCTAATAATTTCATTCGTAGTAGAATATATTCTTTATTCTTTATTATATTTCTAAGTTTTTTATTCTATATCTTTATTACACGAATCTACAACGTCTAATGTGCACCATAATTTAAATAATTCTTCGTTCGGTTTAATATTTTCTGCGCCACAAATGATGCTATATACAATTTCATCAGGATATCCATTGTTAAAAAATGATTTGCATCCCCATTTTTCAATATTATTGAATATAGCTCCTATATTCTTACGAATCATTCCAGATAATTTCTTATTATATATCATCAATGAACTAAGTGTTTGAGGTATATTAATGCCAATATTATTTATAATTTGGTCGATTGCGTTCCAATGCCAGTTTGAAGGTGACTTATTATTTTCGTCCGATAAGCCAGGAATAATAAAATCCATATTAGATTTATAATATATATCCCATAAAAATGTGAAATCTTTATGAAAAACAACATCACAATCAAATGACATTGTATGTTCAAATGGACTATAAAAGGATTGAAATATTTTTGGATAAAATCCATATTTATGCCATTCATTATTGATATTTATATTAGGATGTATGAAGGGGTCTAAATGAAAATGTATCAAATTACAATTTGTAGTATCTGTTAAATGTTCCGATAATTTTTTAATATCATCGGTTAAAATACAAATATGTCGGGTCTTGTCAAATTTACGTATGCTATTCACTAAACGAGTCGCCAATTTAAAATATAGATCTTTACCAAAACAACAAAACATATATCCTTCATTTAATGGATTATATATCGTCATACTTGTTATATTATAACAAAATTCTTTATTACATTTCCAAAACTTTAAATAAATCTTGGATACGATTCAAATAAGTATGTTTTTCTCGAACGATTTTCATTTGTTCTTTTATCAAGTCGTGGTTATTTAAATGTGGAATAGCATCATAAAATAATTGTGCTTCATTATCATTATAAATCACTTTTTGTTCTAATAATTCATATGCGTGTTTCGAATTGGTGATACCCAAATGACCATAACTAATGGATTTGAATAATCTACAAGCAATATATCCATTTTGTTTATGACACGTTCCAGTTTCACCCAAAGCTATTTTATAAGGATCGCCAGAAGAACGAAAATCAGGTGACATTATGGATTTCATTGTTTGTTCTTGTACTACTTCAAAGGGTAAAGGATTCGTCCAAGGGTCATTTACGATAATATCAATATTATGTTTGACACATTCATTAAAAAATAATGCTATTTCTCGAGTGTTTTCGTGGTTTGCGCTTCCAAACCAATATATTTTATTTTCTTTCGGGTATGATATATATTCTTCTTTGATTTCTTCTGGTAATAAATCGGTGGCCCAACAAGTATAAATGCATTCATATTCCATAGGAATAGGATTATCGTGATGTTTTGCTATTCCGCCATTATTTGAAAGTTTTTCATAATAGGTACAATCGCTTATTTTCGTACATTTTGATTTATCTAATACATAATTATAATTACAATCTTTGATAGAATCTACCAAATATCGAATTTCAACAAAGCGTTTTACATTACCAATATACACTTCTGGATTTCTTGCGATATGTACAAAATAAGTAGACGTTTCCATAATAGGAATATTATTATCTGCATATCCTTCGGTGATAAATAAACAATTATTATAATCAAAATCGACGGGAAAATTATTGTCACTAAACCAATGGGTTTCATATCCTAATGCAGTAAAAGCTTTGACCCAGCCATAATGAATATAACTATGTGTATGTGTATGTAACGGAAATCCCCATACAATTACTTTTGAAAACGGTTTCGTTTGTTGTGATAGTATGTTTAATAATAATATTGGTTTATTGTTATTGGTAACTAAGGCAAAAGCATCTTTAAAATTATTATGTATAATTGCTAATGCTAATTGTTCATTATTTATATTTGAATTTTTTAACATAACATTTACAAAAATTTCTTCAACCTGTTCTAGCATAAATAATATAACTGATTTATTGCCGCCAAACATACCACCATATATTAGATTATCCGCTTTCCATATAAAATTGTTATTTATATTATAAGTTAATATATCTTCTCTACATTGTGCTATAAATTTATTATCATTCTGTTTTATAATTTCAATTCCTAGGTCTGACGGAAATGGAGAATGTATATTTACATCTTTAAAGAATCGTGAAGCTCCTGCATCTAACCAGAAAAAATGAGTGCTTTGAAAGGGGTTCAATTCACTGGCTAAATATAAAAAATGAAATTTTGAATATTGAATAATATTATATTCTGGCAAAAGACATTCCACTCGATTTGGAGAGGTAATTTTATTTTTATATTCATTGCTCTCAATTATAGTTTTCATTTGGTCATAATATTTATAGAAATATAAATTATTGAAAGTCATTATCATAATATAAGTGGCATATGTTGGATTACGATGTTGTATAAAAAAGTCTTTGAATTTTTCTTCAGTTACAATGAACATATTACAATTTAATTGCATGGTTTCTTTTATCCAAACAAGATATTCATCTAATTTCCTACCATCACCTTTTTCTTCCCGATTTATATCAAAGAAGGCAGTGACAATAGTTATTGGGTTTTCCATTATAATATATAAATATTTGTTTTTATATATTTTATTGAAATGTTCTCGAATATTTTCCGAATGTTCTCAAATGTTTATTATTCTTTATGAAAAACTTGGGAAATAATATATATGGATAGTCTATATATTTTAGCATAATAATGGAATATCAATCTAATAATACAATGTATGGTGTAGTACAAGGAGTGGCTTATGGACAACAAGAAAGAGTCGATGAATTAAATGACCGTATATCATCTAGACATTTTCCAGATGTACCATTACAGCCTAATTATGACCCACGTCCAGTGCCTACCAAATATTCTATATTTCCAATCGTCGATAGAAAAAAACCAGTAAAGGAAGTCGCTTTACCTTATCCTAGTTATTCAACTACTTATTTTAATCCAGGTACTGCCAGAGCACCACCATCGGGGTTCTTATCGAATGTTGATACCGAAACTATATTACGTAACCAAACATTTGCATTACAACGTGCAGACCAAAGCGTGTATGTGCCATCATCGACCAGTGATTTATATAAAGTGGATATTGTATCTAAACCTGCCGAACAACCATATCCACTACTATTTTCTAGATTTGCCTTTGATAATAAAGTACATCCAAATAATGAATCTGGAAACATCGGAAATGAAATATTTTTCAATCATACGAGAACCCAATTGCGAAATAATATGTAAATGTTCTCAATATAATTTATAACGAAATATTATAAGATGTTTGAAACAATTTATACTATTCTAAAATCAAAAAATAGTGGATCTTTTTATTTGAAAGTTCTCGTTTCATTGTTTATTATTTATATTTTATATTTGGTTCTGGTGAAATTTAAGAGACCTGATCGAGAACCTGAAGGATTTACTCAAACCGAACCTTTTGTTTTAAAAAGAAATGATAAAATATATGATGATTTTTATTCACACGTGTATGACGATATTCATATACCCAAACATAGGGTGGGTTTTGAATTGATGCATATGATTAATATAACAGAACCAAGTTCTCAAAATAGCGTGTTTTTAGACATAGGTTCTGGAACAGGTAATGTCGTAAATGAATTGAAAGAAGCAGGTTATAAGGTATATGGTATTGATAAATCACAAGATATGGTAACGAAGTCCGAAGAAAAATATCCCAAATGTGATTTTAAATGTGCCGATGTGAAAGAACCAATGACATACGAAAAATCCATATTTTCACATATTATTTGTACTTATTTTACGATTTATCATTTTGAAGATAAGAGAACTTTCTTCGAGAACTGTTATTTTTGGTTAAGACCCAATGGATATTTGATACTACATTTAGTAGATAAACAAAAATATGATACCTTAGCCCCAGTTGCAAAATTAAGTTTGGAAAAGAATCCTCATAAGTTTGAAAGTTCTCGAATTACTGATTCTATTGTAGAATTTCCTGATTTCGAATATAAATCTATTTATAAATTCGAGTACAATTCAAATAGAGTAAATAAAACTGAAGTATTTAAAGATAATAAAACAACCAATATTCGCCAAAATGAAGAAACACTTCATATGGAGAACCCGGAAGAAATATTATCTATTGCATCGAATGTGGGATTTATTATAAAGGGTAAATTCGATATGAAAGAATGTAATGATGACGAGAACCAATTTATTTATATTTTGGAAAAAATTTAAAAAAGTAACTTAAAAATTCATTTCTATACTGTTATTATAGATATGAATAATTGTCATCGAATGTATAGCGAACCGCCCGAATATGACTATAATTATATATATTATGATTGTTTTTATGACAATGATATATTCAAATATATCGAGAACAAAAACATTCATAGAGCTCAAAATATTACACCCTTTTCAAATGATAAACCAATGCCATTCAGGGATGATCGGGTGAGATTAAGAGTGCATAAATGTTATCCCAAAGCTTCGCATCCTTTTATTTTGTATGCCCAATACTCAATGTGCTAATAAATATCTACTATTTTATTATATATAATAGTAGATGGTTGATATGGATCATATGGATAACGTAACATTTTCATTATCGGATGATATTTCAAAGAATTTAGTAATGCAGACGAATACAAATGATGTTTCTAGTAATGCATTGGTAGTAAGTACAAATGGATGGACACCCGAAATTATCAAAATTTTAGACAAAATAAGAATCAATAGTATGAAAATGTCAGATTACCATAATAAACGTTATCATACTTATAAATATTATTTTTATTATTATACTCGAATTCCATTAATCGTGTTGAGCGGAATAAATACCTTCGTGGCGATTGGATTACAACCATTTACAACACAACAAAATATTTCTGTTATAAATGCATTATTATCATTATTTTGTGGAGTGATTACCAGTATTGAATTATTGATAAATTTACAGAAAAAGATGGAAACTGAACTACAGTCACATAAGGAATATTATAGACTAGCGGTTTTCATCTATAAGGTTACAAAATTAGATCAACAAGATAGAGCTACGGAAGGTAAAACTTTTTTGAATGCTCGTATAAGCGATTATGATAAACTAATTATTAGTAGTAATGTAAAGGATGCTGACTTTAATATCAATGATGATGAATTCGTAGATGTAGTCATAGATAAACCAAAAACGAACATAAAAATAATAAAGGAGACATGTAAAAAAGGAATACGAAAATTAAGTAGTTTTCATTCAGAGTCACTGCATTAAATATTATCATATATTTTACTAACTCTATGATAATATTTTATCGAATATATTTACCAGAACGAGCGAATGAATCCACTACGAAAATGATAAACATACCTAAAAATGTATATAATATAAATTCTTCGGTGATATTATTAGTTTTTTCGGTTTGTTGTTCTTCTAATAAATGGATCATATAATTTATTTTTTCCATAACCTTATCATTTGCGATACCGCTCATATCGATGGTTTTAGGAGCATTAAATTTCAAAGGTTGTTCATAACTCATTCTATAATTACTTAGATTCGTGATATGAGCATCATTTGCTGAATAATTGATATCTTTTTGTTGGTTGATAGCATTTAGATAAGAAATCTTAGGAACACTATATTTGGGGATATCAGTATTATCGGTGATGTCTTTTTTGGAGTTCATGGAAGGATTAGGTAAAGGATTGAAATTACCCATTCTATCATCATTGTTATCGATCGCTGTTATTTTATTCAAAATATCATTCACACGTGTATTGCGTTCATTTACTAATCTTTGATTATCTTCAATGCTAGTGGGTTGTAAACGAGGTGAAGGTTCTTCTTGTGCTACATAATCATCCGAATCAGATTGAACAATCGGATTCTTCTTAATAGTACGTCGCATAGTAGATTGTCGTTTTTTATTAGAATTATTATCATCATTTATCCATGTTGAAGCAGTTGTAACTAAAGACATAATTTATATATTATTTTATATTTATACTTAAAATTTAAATAGATTTTATTCTTCCATAAAATTACGTTATTGAACCAAATTTTATTCTTCCATAAAATGTGCTAAATAAAATGTTTTTATAATATAGTAAGAAATGGAAGCAATAATTAATCAATTTATTCCAATAATTATAATCTTTATATTATTATCACATCCAGAAACAGTAGCAAAGTTCAGTCATTCTATTTTAGGGAAATTTATAGCAGTATCTCTCATTATTTATTATAGTTCTTTGAATAAATACTTGGGTATCTTGGTATGTGGTTTAGTTATATTTTATTACCAAACCGATTATGTAGAAGGTTTTGGTTTATTACAAAAAGAAGGATTGGAGAACATATATCAAAATCCATTCATTGATAATGCAATCATCGATAATGTAATCGAGACCACTGGTAACAATATCACTACTTTATTGAATAATAGTTATAAACAATTTACCTATTATACTGATTTATATAAAGATCTTCCTAAACCAGTAGTAAGTTCTCCATCCGAAACCGAATTTCGTAAAGAATATTGTGATGAAAAGGGTAATGTCACCTATAAAAATTCCATTATCAATTTAGAAATGATATCCTTTTTATTTCCAGAATTAAAGTTCGATAAGGGTAAATGTAATCCTTGTACTCCGACTTGTAAGTTCTCGATAATTGAATCGAAATTAGAAACCGAAGAAAAAATGAAACCAATTAGTACAATAATGTGAAAAATAAAATATCGATATAATGTAGTATGAGTAAAATAGAAAAGCTACCACCGATTGGAAAATCCATAAAAGAACTATTTAGTTATTTACACGAAAATGTTACACATTTAAATAATAGTAAATTATTTGCTGGGTTGATGATAATCATATTGAATATCGCATCCAAGTTTGTGACCTTTAAATTAAGTAAAACGATGGAAGGATATTTAAAATATACATTTAGTAAGCAAATCTTGGTATTTGCAATGGCTTGGATGGGTACCAGAGATATTTATGTGGCTTTCATAATGACATTATTTTATATAATAATGACTGAATATGTATTAAATGAAACCAGTATGTTTTGTTGCTTACCTGAACAATTTACGGATTATCATGTTTCATTGGTAGATAATGATACATTAACCGATGAGGATATTAAGAAGGCTAAGGATGTTTTAGATAAACTCATAGAGAAAAATAAGAATTGTACAGCGAAAGAATCGAAATAAAAAATATAATGATAATATAAGTATTGTAAGAATAATTATATTAGATGAATTTTGATATTGAAGAATTGAAAATAGTAATGAATACGAATATTAAGGATACTAAAATACCATTGACTAGTTCAATCCTATATCATCCAGATATAAAAGATAAATCAAATTTAAATTTAAACGAATACCCCTATTTTACATTTGATGTAGTATATCCGAAAAGTACATTGGAATATTTATCTTATCCAGAACGTGTCAAATTTTTTTTCAATAAAGAAGAATTTCAAGAACGCTTAAATGCTTATTCTGGAAAAGTATTGAAAAACGTAACAGAATATTCAGGTAGTTCAACCGACAATGTGAAGAGATATGAAGAATATTATAAGGAGCGAGATTCAAATATTGAAGAAAACATATTGACGATGTTGGAAATATTATTACCAACAAAATTCCCTGCGATTAATGATTTGACTACATCATATGATATTATATTTGGTAAGTGGTCATATCGTCCATTTACATTGAATCCAATTATTAAACGTAATTTTTCATATATTAAGAATGGCGGTAAAACCTATACATTTAAAAAAATAGTATGGTTAAATGATATTATGAATAATCCTGAGTATAAAAAATTATTAGAAGATTATCGAAAGTTCGATGTATGGGCTCAAGAAGAAATTGGGCGTAAATCAAATTCGTTTAATAAATCACTTGAAAAAACATTGAATCACGTCGATGATTTTCTTCATTATACACAAGAAATTATAGATATAGTTAGTAATGCATTTAATTCTACTAATAGTAGTCAAACACTAGCTTTAATGAAATCTGATAACTCAGTGCCTTCCTTTTTTAATAATGTATTGAAACCAATACTAACGATATATTATTTAATAAAACGTATAAATGGCATTGATTATGAATTTATTCAAAAAAATATGAAAAAATATAATATTGAAACTGTTAGAAATTTGTCGTCAAATGCTCTTACCATAAATATGAATCAAATAATAGCTAGAATTAATGATGAATATAAAAAAGATTCTGAAAAAGATGTTTTAATTGAAAAATTATTATATATTACTAAAAATACAATATCGCAAATAACTGACGACGACAATTTTTTATATACAGTTAGTATTAGTACTCGGTATACAGAATATACAACAATCCCTAGTAATGATACTAACTTTAAAAATTATATTGAAAAAATGAATTCTATTATTAAAAATATAAATAATAATGAGAACGATACTGCTTTTCAAAAATACAACTTTATATTGGATTTAAAAACCAAGCCATACTCCTATATGCAACAACATTATGAAAGTATATTATGGAGGGAAGGACAACAATATCGTAATTTTGCATATATCACGATGAGTCAATATCGTCGTCCATTAAGAGAATCTACCAATGTGCAGTTACAAAATTTATTAAATATGGAAGACATCGAAACTACTAAAGATTGCTATGAATTTTTAAATAAAATTTATAAGCATTATATGAAAAATGATAGAAGCATAAAATTTGATTCTGATGAACAAAAACAATTAAAAGTGGATTTGAACTATGTGAATACGAATACAACATCAGGGCAACGCAGAGAAATACAAATCTTGGTGGATTTTATTGAAGATGAAGTCAATGATGAAAATATGAATAGTTTATTTTGTCCGTTTGTAGGAGAACATTTGGGCAATGAATTTGAATATTTATTTCGTATGTATCGATTTGGTAAAGTTGGTAAAAAAAATCCCGATTATTGGAAAATAAACAAAAATCGAATGTTATTTTCGGTGGAAAAAATGAATAGTGAATTCTTGAATCGTCAGAGTTCTATACAGAAACCTGTACAAAACCCTCTTCAAAACCCTGTGCAAAACGTTGTAAAAAATAAAACCAGAGAACAATTAGATTCATTTTTTATGGATAGAATTATGAATGGTGATAAAGATATTCAAAAAAATGTTGAAGAAATGAATAAATATAATATAAAAGAGCAATTGTTTGATAATAATATATTGAATAAAATTAAAAAGGATGAACCTACTTTATATAGATTAATCGAGCGTTGGAGTGAGAAAGAAGAAAAACGAGACAATAAATTATTAGATGATTTGATTAGACAAGTCGTTGGATATAAATCGAATATCGAAGTAGTCGAAAATCAATTGTCTCGACAAAATATAATAAATAATGCTGAAGAAATTAATAATAAAAATTATCAAAGAAGTTTATATAAATTTTATATGGCGATTGCTGATAAGTTAAAACAGTCTGAAGAAAAAAAGATGGAAACAAATAGTAAAGTACAGCGGTATATCGGCGGAAAGAATGACTATGCAAAGAATGACAGTAGATTCAATGGCTTTATCACCAGAAAATATAAAAAACTTAGTAAAAAATATACAGCTAAGATACTTCGTCAATGTAAATAAATAAAAATATTTTTATGAACAATGAATATTTTTATTTCTATTTCTTATAGAATACTGCCTTTCCTTCTTTGAATTCACCTATTTCATCACCAACATCTTCATTTTCATCAATCGCATAGATTTTTCCACTTTTTTCATTTGTAGTATAATATGCCTTACCTTTAATTTTTATTTCGAATACTTCTTCTTCCAGGGAACCTACGGTTCCCTCGGACGCTCCCTCCCTGTCTTCTTCTTCATCGACTTCTTCTTCTTCAGCTTCTTCTTCCTCGACTTCAGCTTCCTCTTCTTCTTCAGCTTCCTCTTCTTCTTCCTCGACTTCTTCTTCCTCGACTTCTTCTTCCTCGACTTCTTCTTCTTCAGCTTCTTCTTCCTCGACTTCTTCTTCCTC